GCACCGCTGAAGCTGTTGGCGTAGTAGATGCCCTGGTCGAATCCGTAGGCTCCGTTTTGGAGCGGGAGGAAATCGGCGTTGGTCGGGATCAGCTTGCTGTAGATTTCGGGAGTAACAACCAAGCCCTTGCGGTCGCTCTTGCTGATCGCGCTCCACAGGGAAGCGAGATGGCCGGAACCGGGGGTGATGGTGGTCGTGGTAACCGTGGCCGCGCCGAAATTGACGGTCGTGATCGGAGTGATCGCAACCGAGAAGATTTTGTCGGCCAGCGCGTTCAGGTTGATACGAACCAAGTTCTCGAGACGATGACCCAGCGCGAGGTCGGCCTGTGTGATGCCGAAGAACTGGCTGTAGTGGTCGAGCGTCACGGTCGCCTTGCCAACGGTAACGTCGGAAGCCGGGGTGAAATCGGTCGGGTTGGTGGTCGTGGCGCTGGTGGCCGTGACGAGGGGCACCTGAACGGTGTCCTTTGGTTTGCGGACTTCGTTGCTGAAATCCGTGCTGAAGATACGGAGCGGGGCCAACCGGTTGGCGAGCACCGTCTGCACTTGTTCAGAGATCGTCGCGACGACGAGTGCTGAATCGAATACGTTTGCCATATTATTTTAGGTTTTTTCTGGTTGTTGTTGGTTTTTCGTCGGGGGTTGGCCCTTAGAAAGTTTTCTGGTTGCGGGCGCGCAGGATTGCGGCCTTGTTCGCGGAAAAGAGTTGCGCCACGCGCTTCCAGTCCTTGGCCTCGGAAGCGGCCTTGAACTGCTCGACGGGGTCTTCGGAAGCGGCTCCGTTGCTGGACACGGCCTCGCTGCCCTTGGCGGCGAGAGCGATTTCCAACTCGGCAACCTTGGCCGACAGCGCGGAAAGCTCGGCGCTCTCAACAGCGGTCGCGGCCTCCTCGGCTTTCACTTCCTCGGCCTCAACGGCGGGAGCTTCGGCGGGTTCGGATTTGTCGGCGGCGATGGCCGAAATGACTTCCTCAAGTTTTGCAGAAAGAGCCTCGAAGGCGGCTTTGGCATCAAACTGAGCCTCGTTGTTTTCGATAGACACGTCGGTCATGCCCTCCGCGCTGGTGTCAACTGGATGCTTGAAATCTTTGTGCATCCGATCCAACGGCTCGGTGCCGGCGCGGAACACGCCCTCGCGGTTCGCAGCGGGACGGCTAACGAGGTCTACGGAAACCAGATTTTCGACGCGGGCAAAACGGCGGTCGCCCACTTCTTCGGGCTTGCCACTGAAGGCCATGCTGAATCCAACGCGGCCAGGCGCTTTAGAAAGAATCTCCGCGTAAAACTCGGCCTGCGGGTGAGCCGAAAGCAGTTCCAAATCGGCGCGCAGTTGGTCTTCCTCGATGCGGAAGTTGCTGAGAAGGCCGATGAGCGAATCAATCGACTCGTCGTGATCCACGAAAACTTTGACCGGGGAACCGGCCACGCCAGCCTGCTCCGCTTGAAGTAGGGTGGTATCGTCCACGAACATTTCGTGGCCTAGCGCAGGGCCGACTGTTGCTACGCTGATTCCTTCAAACTTGAGTGCCGCCATACTTGGGCGGCGTCATGTCAAGCGTCGGGCTTCTTCTCGGTCTTCTTGCGCCTGTAGATGCGCTTCTTTTTGCGGGCGCGTTCTGAAAACTCTGCGGCTTGCGGCTCGGGGGTGGAGGCGGGCGGAGTTGAACCGCCGTCCCCTGCGGGGAGCACAGGGTCGATAACCGTCGCCCCCTCATTGCGCTCGACGCCGACAATGATGCCGAGCTCGTTGGCAAACTGGCGCTCGGCGGCGATTTCCTGCATGGCCGTCTTCCAATCCAAGCCCTGCTCGCCAAAGAAGTCGGCCAGGGTCATCAAGCCCGCTTTCACATCGTCGCGCCGAGCGGTGGCCTCGCGCCCCACGTCCACGGTGATGCTGCGCGGAGTCTGCCAATGCACGCTGCGCCAGTTCGGATTCTGCGGCAGTTCGCGGCGGCGCATGGCGTTGGCAATCGCGTAGTTCCAGAGCTTGCCAAGGAAGGAGGAGATAAGAACGTCTTGCCGGGCGGCAAAGGCGCGGGCGGCTTTTTGAATAATGAAACGCTGGGCCACGCCACCAACAGCGGAGGTGTCCCAGATAAATTCGTAAGGCAGGCCGAGGCCGAGGGCGGCGGCGCGGATGTATTGCTCGAGGTGCGCGTCCAACTTCTCGTTGGGGCGGTTCATCATAAACGACTCGATGCGCTCGGTCGCCTTGAGGCGCGGGATCATGCCGCCGCCGAAAACCGTTTCGCGGGTCAGGCTTTCGCCCGTGCTCTTGGACAAGTCGCCAAAGAATCCTTCGGCCCCCACCCCGCCCTGCGCGTTCTGCACTACCAAGCCGATGCTGCTGCCGATCTTGGCGGCCTGCATCTCGAAACGCAGAAGTTCGTCGCGGTCGAGGAGGTTGTTGAGCGCCACGGCCACGGCGGGATAACCGCGCACTTGGTCGGGGCGTTCGGGTTCGTAGACGTGAAGCATCAGATCCGCCTGGATGCGGCGGCTGGTGCGGTTGCTGAAGGTGTCGCCCTCGACCACATGGTAAGCGAGCGGACGCGCAAAGCGGTCGAGACTTACGCCGTCAATGATCTGGTCGGCCTTGTCGGGCGGGTTGGCTACGCGGTGCGACTCGACCACTTGAACGGCGGGCATCCCGTCGCGTTTGTTGGTCAGGATGCAAAAGATTTCGCCGTCACGGTCAATGGCTTCGGAGACGAGCATTTGCAGCCGGCGCATATCGTGGCGCTCGCTAATTTCGGGCGACTTGCTCCAGTTATCCCACCACGCTTCGGCGGCATCATCCCACGCGGGATCGCCGCTGTTGGCCTGCGGAGCGATGGCCGAGCCGACCGAGTAGGTCGCCTTGTCGCGGATGGCCGAGCGGACGATGGCGTTGTTGTAGAAAAGTTTGCGCGAAAGGCCGAGCAGGCGAACGCGGTCGCCATTGGAAATGTCCACCTTGCTGTCCTGCGCCTGCGACTGCACCCATGCGCGTTCTTCCGGTCGCCAGTTGGCGGCTTCGACCATGCGGGAAAAGCCGAATTGCTTGGCGAGTTTGTCGATCAGTGTTGCCATGTCAGTAGACCCCGTATTGGGCGCGGCTGCATCTGTTGTTGCCGATCTTGCCTGCGTTGATGGCGAGGGCCGTCTCGATGAGGCCGAGCATTTCCCAGGCGTTGTAGGTTTGCTGAAGCGTTACGGAGCGCCCGCCCACGCTGCTTGACACGACGAATGCCTGTGACGCGCCTCCCGCGACGATCTGCGATTTGCAGGCCGTCTTTAAGTCGGACAGTTCCTCAGAAGAAAAGCATGAGGCGAGAATCGCCGCGTCGGTCATGCCCTCGTTGCTTGTGTCAAGGGGTGGCGTTTTGTGCGCGGAAGGCCGACAAGAAGCAATCCATGTAAACCAGCGCCATTTTTTCGCAGTCGGCCAAGTGGTTCGGGCCGAATCTCTGCCACTTCTTTTCGTCCTTATCGTCTACCAGCGCCTCGTTTTGCATCTGCGAAACGTAGTCCTTGGCTAAGTCTCGCGGCAGATACCACGGCACGCGGCCATCCCTGAGAACATCGTGGTAAAGCCGCTCCTGCCAGAGCAGGGCGTCGAAGCGCATTTGGCGGATGGTGCGGGTGCCGTCGATCTGAAGCTCGCCCGTCTCCCACGGTTTCAAAGACGAGTTGTGCTTCTTGGTTCGGCCAAAGGCCGCGCAGAATTTGCCGGCGGTCCCGAAGACAAAGTTGTAAACCCCCGATGTGGCCTTGGCCGCATACCCCGCGTCCACAATGCCCCAGTTGCAATTAAGCTCGCGGAACTTCTCTGACAACCCGCTCCACCCCAAGGCAGACCCGTATTGCACCAGATAGCTACTCCCGTCTTCGTTGAGTTGGCGAACCAACCACCACAATTCGGTTTGCTGCACGTCCACGGCCATGAGTCGGGCCAGCACCCCGTCACTCGGCGGTTGCCCCAGCAGATACTTGGGCGAGGCGTCGATGCGCTCGCGGATCATGGCGGTCGTAATGCGTGAGCCGTCCATCTTCCAGGGCAAGGCCAACTCTCGGTTAAAGAAATCCTGCAAGCCCCCGGCAGTCTCGCGGTCCTGCAAAAACTTGACGGCCAAGTCCGACCATTTGCGCCAAGGCGAATAAAGCGACGAAAGGTAATAGCTTCTGCGCCCGGCCTCGGCGGCGAAGTCTGTGGCCTGCCATTTCCCGCGCTCCAACATCTCGCGCTTGTCGGGCTCGGCATGGGCGTGGCCGCACTTGGGGCAAACGCACCGGGCGGTTTCCGCCACGGTCTGCATATTCCAGCCGTTCTCTTGCTGGGCCGACTCGTCCCATTTGATGTTTTCCCACTCCAAGGCCCACGCCTCGCCGCACCCCAAGCAAGGCACAAAGTATTTCCTTTGGTCGCCCTTCAGCCATTCCGTCCAAATCGCGCCGCTCTCATAGGTCGGCGTCGAGGTGCAAACGATCAGGTGATTCGGAAAGGTTGTCGTGCGCGCCTCGGCAAGCTGGATCGGGCTGGCCTCTTTGCCAGACTGCGCGGCGAACTTGTCCATTTCGTCCATCATCAAGAGCGAGATGGAACGGCTTGAAAGGTTGGCCGGGCTATTGGACCCGACAAAGTAAACGCTCATGCCCCTGAAGTGCTGCTCGAGGATGGTCAGATCGTCGGCGTTGTCGGGCTTGTGAGCCTTGAGCGCGTCCGAGCTATCGACCATTGGCAGCCACCGCGACTTGGAGAACGAGCGCGCTAGGTGCGCGGACGGCATGACCCAGAGCGCGGGCGCTGGGTTCTGGTCAAGGCGGTAGGCCATCCCGGCAAGGATCGCCGTGGTCTTGGCCGTCTGAGCCGCCCACACCAGCGACAACCGCCTCACCGACTCGTCACCGAAACACTCCAAGACCTCGCGGATGTAAGGCGTCTCCCGCGTCCGATACGGCCCGT